TCCTTGGCCTCCTCGTCGTGGTGCTTCCCAAACATGTAATGAAGTTCGCCTGAGCGCACTGAGCTCATAAGCGCCTTGGTGTCTTCGTGAAGAACCTTGTTCTTGTTCCCGCCCGTCTCGTTGTTGTAGCCGCCTGGGGCCAAGGTTCCACGCTTAGCAATCTCCTGAATCTCGAGTTTGTCCAGGCGCTCTTCCCAGTTCCCTTCCTTGGGGAAACTGTGAAGAATTTCAATCTGAAATTGATCCCATCCATGTAGACGAATGGCGTTATACAGGTGCCTTTTCCGGCCGTTGTTCACGTCGGAGATGTGGCCGTTCAGGCGGATTTGAAAATCATCCTGGACCGTCTGCCCTATATATTCCTTGTACGGATGAGCTCCGCTCCGACCGAAATTCTCTGGAATTTCTCGCTCGAGCTTACACTTTATAGAGTATACAAAGGGCATGCACTACTGAAATAAGCGGAGATTTCTTTAGTTGCGCCCAGGTCGAGCGCCAATTTTCTAGTGAAATGATAAATGTCTCGAGTGCCCCGCCCACCCCCACCCAGCCCACCCCAGGAGGAGGAGGAGTGCGACGAGGACGAGATGTGCGACGAGGATGAGGAGATGGAGTTTGGCGACCCCATGGAGGTCCTAGGGGCACTTTTGTCAACTGAGGAGGGAGAGACGATTGCCACCGCGCTCGTGGGTCTGAAGGATGCGACCGAGAAGATCGCCATGAGCCTCGAGATGCAGAACAAAATTTTGGTCAAGATCCTGAGCGCCATCTCCAAGTCTTCACCTGAGCCTAAATACGTCGCCGCCCCCGCTTAAAAAAGTCTGGCTCATTCTTAGTAATGTCAAGCTCCAAGAAAGTCCACACAATCGAGAAGGAAATTACTCCTGAACATGCTGAGGAAATTCGGTTGGCTCATCAGAGCTCCGAAATCAATTCGTGGACGATCGAGGAACTTGAGTCAAAAATAACTCAAGCAGAAACCGATGCTGGTTTTCACATTCGAGCAAATACACTCGCGGCTGACAAGTCGTGGGCGTACGTCTTGTTTCTGAATGACCAGGAGCGCGACGGAGATGGGTATCCTCGTAATCACACCCCAGAACACGTAAAGTCGCGAAAGGAACGATTCATCAATAGTTGCCGGACCCTGTTGACCAGGGTGGATAACTTGGACGCCAACAAGCGTTCAAGCAAGGATGTCAATGGTGAGGAATTTACGATTGAATTTCGGGTTCGCCGCCTGATTGTGGATCGTCAGGAGATGTTTGAGCAGTACCGCATTTGGGATCGCAGATTTAACCGTATCAACAATCCGACACTTGCTATTGATAACAACGACACATCCCTGAAGGATGACGAGTCCAACACGCCTTACCAGAAGCTCCTCCTGTTTCTTCTTCATCAGGCATATGACGAGGGATACCGGAGGTACCGTGACCAGTGTTGCGTTGAGATTCGGAACACACGGGCATGGAAGCCCGTCAAGGAGATTAAGGATTTTGTGTACGACACGACCCAGAAGGAGGACAATCCTGACATGTGGAAGAACCTGACGAGCCGCGGTGGTCTCGTGGGTGATGTGGTGCGCCACCTGTCAAACTGCAAGGATTTCCAGTTTCCAGAGATCAAGAAGGATCGGCACACGTGGTCGTTCCAGAACGGTCTGCTCGTCGGCAAGGACTGGAACATCGAGGATCAGAAGTATCAGATCAAGTTTTACCCCTACAATTCTCGTGATTTCCGCGACCTCGATCCCACTCTCGTAAGCTGCAAGTATTTTGATCTTCCGTTTGATTCATATGAGAATATCGACGAGTGGTATGATATTCCCACACCACACATGCAGTGCGTTCTGGATTACCAGCGGTTCGAGCCGGAGGTTTGCAAGTGGATGTACGTTTTCTGTGGGCGCCTGTGCTTCGAGGTGAACGAGCTGGATGGGTGGCAGGTCATCCCCTTCCTGAAGGGTATTGCCCGGTCAGGAAAGTCTACTCTCATCACGAAGGTTTGCAAATTGTTCTACGAATGCGAGGATGTTGCGACGCTCTCGAACAATATTGAAAAGAAATTTGGACTTCAGAGCATTTACCGTGGATTCATGTTTATCAGTCCAGAGATTAAGGGTGATCTTCAGTTGGAGCAGGCTGAGTTTCAGTCGCTGGTGTCAGGTGAGGACGTGTCGGTAGCGCGCAAGAATGAGACGGCGCTGAGTATGCAGTGGAAGACCCCTGGAATTTTGGGAGGAAATGAGGTTCCAAACTGGAAGGACAACTCGGGGTCTATTCTACGCCGTCTGGCCACGTGGAACTTTGGACGCCAAGTTGCGGACGCAGATCCTCATCTGGATCAGAAGCTCGAGCAGGAGATTCCAGCAATTCTGTGCAAGTGCCTACGGGCCTACCTCGATTACGCGCACAAGTACTCTGACAAGGACATCTGGAACGTGCTACCCAAGTACTTCAAGACGATTCAGAGCCAGATTGCACAGGTCACGAACGCTCTTCAGCACTTCCTTTGCTCGGAGAAGTTCAAGTTTGGCCCGAGCCTCTTCATGCCCCAGACGCTCTTCATTGCCCGGTTCAATGAGCACTGCAAACAGAACAACCTCGGGACGCACCGATTCAACCAGGATTTTTACGCGGGTCCGTTCAGTGCCAAGGAGCTGGAGGTTCGCGTTGACTCCAAGATTTACAACGAGAGCGCCTACTCCACTCAGCCCTTCATCTTCGGCCTTGACTTTTTGTCACAGGATTAAAATATAGCAAAATACTAATGGATCTGCGCGGTGTCACCGCGTTTCAGAAACTGTGGCGATCCAAGCGCGTTTTTGAAAACAGCCAGGGAGGATTGAAGTTTTCCGCCTCATCCCTCACGGCCAAAATAGCCACCTTTAAATTGCCTACTAATTTTCGTGCTGTATTCGAAACAGACCCCAAGGGGTTCTCAGAGATCACAGGGTACACCGCGAGTTTCAAAAAGCCCGTAATTCGTTGGGTCTCTGGGCAGGGGTGGATAGGCGACTCTGATGGAGTGACGAAGCTGATCGCCAAGCGTGGTCAGCAGACGATCGTCATGACTGACAAGTACTTTGACGTGATGGGTCTTGGCAACTACGAAGAGGCTCTCTTGGCCATAGTCAAGAACGGCTGGGCTCCCAAGTTGTTGCTCAAAGCTGTGCCAACCTATAAAAAGATTGACGGAATTTTCTACGTAAATATGCCTATTGTACTGACTGATCTCAAGGATGAGCTCAAGAAGCTGCCTAGCGCGATGGTTACGAGCGTGACGTACAATCCTGAGCTCAAGATGGGCGTACCGGCGGTTGTTCTCAAACTCGCCAAGCCCAAGTGGACGTATCAGTTCTTCAAGAACGGCACTGTTCTTTTCACCGGCATCAAGGATCCATCCGAGCGCGAGGCTCCTAGAATGCTTTTCAAGGAGTTTTTCACTACATACGACCTGTACCCGCTCCTCGCGTTCAATATGGCTGCGTCTCCCGCGATAAAGAGACCAAACAAGGGTGGAAACAGTGAAGCCAAAAAGGCAAAGTTGGCCGGGCGATACCCACTCGCGAGTTCCTGGAATTCCAAGCCTCCACAAGGGTTTTACGTGCGCCCGGGCACAAACGGTAAACCACGTCTTTATAAATGGCGCAAGATGGAGCGAAATATCACGACGCGTGAGATGCTGAACCGTGGTGCCATGGGGCTCAGCAAGAAGAACGCGGTCGTGGTTGCCAAGGCGTACGCGGCTGTAGGCGTCAATGTTCCCGCTCACACGCTCAAAATTTTCAGAAATATGGGAATTCCAATCGTGAATACCGAGCGTGAGGCGGCCGGAACCCCTGCCGGTCTCAAGAACCGTCGGGCACCGAGCTGGAACTCCACAAAGCCCGGATATTATGTGCGCCCCGGTCCTGGTAAGCAGCCATATTGGTTCGCAATTCCATCGGGATTGGCATCGGGTCGCAAGACTGTGATAAAGACGTACACTGACGCCGGGCGCAACATCCCTGCGGCGGTTCGTGATATTTTCAAGATTGGCGCCAACGTCAAGACGAACGTTGTGGCAGTAGGCGCGAACGAATTCACACCAGGTCTGCAGCACGTCGTGACGATGGGTCTGAACCGTGTCCTGCGAATCAACGACCGCCAGGCGACGCGGTTGACAAAGGCTGAGCTTCTGGGGGTTGCACGGAACATGGCGATTCCAGAGGCGAATTCCAAGATGGTGCCCTCTACCCTGATTGACCTCATACAGAAAAAGGCTGGGGTGTCGAACAAACCGAACAGAACCTACGACGTCCTAGTGAACGGTATGTACTATTCGTTCCTGAACAACGGCCGCGTCGCTCGTGTGACTTCAGAGGGCATTCAGACGCAGCGCGCGTGGGCGACGATGCCGATCGCCGAGCGGAACAAGATTGCCAAGAAGTTATTGCCTTCCAATTTACACGCCGAATATAATGCCATGCCCGTGAACAACAAATTCAACGCGCTGCGCGGTATGGTTGGCAATCGCAAGGCGGTCGTCGCCAAGGCCAAGGCGAACGCGAACGCAGCGTCCAAGGCCCTTGCAAAGGCCACGGCGAACGCAAAGGCGAAAGCGAACGCCAAGGCCCGAGAGAACGAGGCAAAGGAGAATGCCGAACTCGACGCTATGGCCATGCGAATGGAGTTGAACATGCGTATGACTCAAAATCTCGGGGCCGTTTACGAAAAGAACAACGTGAACAAGTTTATGAAGATTTATAATAAAATTCCGGTCGGTGCGCGTGGGAAACCGCTCAAGGCGAATATTGAGCGGACCTATAAACAATTCGTGCAGAACGCGTATACTTTCAGGGGACAAGAAAAGCCAAAGAAGGAGCGCGCCCCGAAGAATCAGTCGCTCAATTACGTGTATAACATTCCCAGAAACGCCGTCAATTTCTCAAACAAATTGGAGAGTCTTGGATTGAACTCGAGCAGGAACTGGACCTGGAACGAGATTCGCGCGGCGCTCAAGGGCAAGGCGTCTGCGTCGCTCAAGGCGATGTGGCAATCTAATGTGGTCGCCAAAGTCCCCAGAGGCGCAGTGGGACCGATCAAGCGCAAGGTCCCCCGACGCACTTGAGAAGGTCAAACACCTTGTGGAGCAACTTGAACAGCTCATCCTTGTCTGAAATTTTCTTGGGGTCTATAATTTCCAACTCAATTTGATGCGTAGTATCCTCATCAGAGTCTTTGTCGTCTGGGGTTCCCTTGACGATCGTCATATCGATTGATAAATTCTTCCGAACAAACGACCAACGCTCCTTGGTCGTTTGCTTGGTGCTCGTCTCCTCCCCGTCGTACTCAAAGGGCTCCTCGGTGCTCACACCTAGCCGCACGTCGAAGGGTACGGAATCAAGGCTAAAATCGTCTACGAGAACTCGCTTCTTGATGTGGCCCACCTGCTCATCAGTCTCCTCGTCGATCGTAAGGCGCTTTGACCCCTCAAAGTAATACACCGTCGCGCTCGTGTGCTTCGTTGACTCCCACCCGTCGTACTTTTCAAGAGAATTCATCACCTTGGAGAACACGGCGGGTCCAACGTTCGTGTCAAATCCCTTCCCTGAGCGCCGCCCGAAACGAATCTCAATCTCCGTGTTTGACTTGGTGGCGTGTTTCTGAATAATAGGTTCCCATTTAGCGAAAAGAGGTCGGGCCATAGGGTGCGCAATCGCCATCTTTGTTTAGAGAAATACCGCGTGAACCTTTTAAGACGAGATGCGAGGTTTATGGAACCTCGGCAACACTTGCTATTTCAATACGGCAATTCAATGTCTCGCTCACGTGCCGCCTCTTACAAAACACCTTTTCTCACTCCCGCCATATGAGGGGCCATGTGATATTACTCGTGAATATCAAAAGATTGTTCGGGAAATTTTCACAAAGGACAAAACAGGGCCGGTGAGCCCAAGTGACCTTCTTGGCGCATTCAGAGTTCGGTTTCCTCAATTTGCGGGTCATCAGCAACATGACGCCCAAGAGGTTATTCTTCATATGGTTGACGTCTTTGAGACTTCACTTGGTAAGGAGCTTATTCAGGAAATATTCAACGGGGAGGATTCACAGGAGACGTTATGGGCGGATGGTATGTCGACTCTGAAAACTCCATTTACGACTCTCATTTTAGACGTCAGCGAACCTTGTAGCCTTCAGGATCTCCTTGAAGATCGTCTCGAGGATCGCCCGATAGAGGGGTATACTGACGCACATGGAAAAACATACGCAATTGCAGCGGTTCGCAATCGCGTCACAAAGTGGCCGCGAATCGTGAGCTTTTCGTTCTCCATGTATGATTATAAATTTCCGGTCCAAATCCCATTCGAGTTTGAGGGTCGAAAGTTGTTTGCATGTGTGCTTCATCAAGGGGCTCAGTCTGGGGGACATTACGCGCTGCTTGTGAGACGGTTCGACAAGTGGTTTCTAAAAGACGATGATTCTGTAAGAGAGATGCCTGATATTAAAACATTCAAGGGTGAGTGGTACCAGGCGTGGTACCGCCCGTAATCTCCGACAGCTGAATATTCTCACGAATATTGACAATAGTGCGAAAGTAGGTGCGGCGATTGTTCGAGTGACTCTTGTCTGTACGCACCTTTTCCACAAACCACCCCAGGTCTCCGTACCCACACTCAACAATGGTTCCATCAGGGAGGTCTTTGCGCTTGTTGCCATTGTGAAGATCCGCCTCTTTGTACAACTCCCCCCGATCTTGTACAAAAAGATCCGATCCATTCTTCAACTGAAAATCAATTGTGATGCGCTCACGAGGTTTCCACTTGAACATAGTCTCGTGCGTTCCCATGCGGATTGGCTCCCGTATAGGCGTCATAACGATACCGTCCGTCTCGTAATCAAATGAATTCAAATCTGGAATTGGTTCTTCGAAAAGTCGCAACATTTTTTTGACCCTTATTTCGAACGGAGCCGCAGCAGTCTTGATGATAGCCTTGATCACCCCCCGAGCCTTTTCGAGACGCTGATCGAGTGGAAGGTTCATGAGGTCTTCACCCTTGACGAGCACTGCGTCGTGAACCACAAAAGCCATCTTTTCATTTTTCAATTGAACAAGTTCACCATCGAGTAAAGTATCCTTTGGAATCCGAATCTTCACGAGCTCAACCTGAAATGCACGATTTACTATAAACGTGCCATCAGAGTTGCTGATCAAAAATTGTCGGACACCGTCAGTCTTTTCGCATACGAAATAAGGCTGACGCTTCAACAGAGCAAAGTGTCTTCGTTCGATGGAAACCGGCTGTGGGCCTGGAAAACGACTCGCATCAGTCGCCTTCCATGCACACCTTATATATTCATTCATACTCTAAATTTGCTGCTATTCTCTATATCACGAATCGCGTAGCGATTTAGTCGCCGCGCGTCGTAATACTATCACGAATCGCGTAGCGATTTAGTCGCCGCGCGTCGCTCTCTAGGGTTCGAGTTTAACTCCCGCCGACTCGAGGATATTTCCGAAACACTCATGGACGTAGTGGCAAACGACCAGTGCCTCTGACGCGACACCAATTTTTACTCCAATCCTGGAAAGGGTCGAAAACATCTCTTCGTTATTTTCCAGTGGAAGTTTGATCGGATCCTTGCCGCCACGAATCTTCTTGTCCACCGGCTTGGCGTCCATGGCCCATACACGCGCCGAAGTCTTGACGCACTCGTAGAGCCCAGGTGTCAGTTTCTTTCCCACCTCGGTGTCAAAGGTCAACCCACGCTGGGCTGCAGATTCCGTCGACCCAGCCTTTGTGTTCTTCTCAAACTGGTCCCAATTGATGCCCTCAATGACTGATGGAAACACCAGAACCTGAATACCCTTTTCGAATGGATCCAGAACCTTGTGAAGAATTTCCTGATTCAAATTAGTTCCATAATCCATCCAAAAGATGCGTTCACCCGTCTTGATGAGCTTGGGAAGGGTAGCCTTCGAGTCCACGAAGTGAATCTCCAGATGAGTCCCGCGCATCATACATAGCATATGAAGATTCATCATAGTGTGCAGAGACGTGGCGCTGATAGACTTGTTCCTCGTCACTGCGACGACATGAAGAACGGTCATTTATTTTCAATAGATTTAAATCCTTAAGCCTTCGCCTTAAGCCGCTCCTCAAGACTTCCGATGAACCGAATGTTGCCTACGTGGCCTAGGACGGTCATACAATCTGCGTAAATCTTGCCGCCCATCTGCTGCCACCTGCGGCAAAAGGCGTAATCTTCCGACAGGTACCGGCGCGAGTCTGGATCGATCATACAATCAAAAACGGCCACGTACTTCTCGAGATCGCGATTCTGATGGTCATTCACACACTCAAGCTCCGGATACTTCTCATGCATCTTGGTGAACACGTCACGCTTGATGAGCATGAAGCCGGTCGGGCCGTCCAGAACCTCTGCAAATCCATTTACAATCTGTGTATTCTGATACTTGAAGTTCATCACGAGGGACGCCGCGACGCGGGAAAGGTCCTTGCCCGTCCCGCCGTTCTTGAGGTGCTCATCGACGCTGTCCCACATCACACACTTCTTAGGATAACACGCCACGGCCACGTCATGACCCGACTTGATGAGACGGATGACAGATTCAGGATCGAAATGAATATCAGCGTCGATAAACAGAAAGTGGGTCGCCTCGGTCTTTTGATAAAAACGCGCAACCGCGAGATTACGCGCCCTGTGCACGAGCGACTCGTTTTCGGTGGTGTCAAGCATCATCTGTATGCCATTCGCCGCACACGTGCGCTGAAGACGCATCATGGACTCGGCGTAAGCCTGCAGACACACGCCTCCATAGCACGGAGTGCTTACGAAAAGAGTGATCTGCCCAGTCATTATGGGCTAAACGCAACTGCTCCTTAAGTTGCGTACAATTACGTCAATTTTAGACAACGTTGGGGCGGATACACCGCAGATTGTGCACAACTCGTTCTTGTCCGGAGCGAAACTCGCTTCTTTCAAGACCACAAACATCACGGCGGCCGCCACCGCCTTTGGTGTGCGCCCCTGAAGTTCAACACACTCCTCGAGCTCCTTGCAAATCTTGATAATCTTCATCTTGATTCGTCCCCTCTGATCGCTGGGTACACAGGTGACGTCATTGAAGAAGCGAGGGATCAAGTCTGCTGCATTCGTGACGTGAACAGCCGTCTCGGGAATCTGCTCTTGATACATTTCAAAAGTCCTGGACAGATCACGTGAAGGTATCCCAAACGCATCGGCAATCTCCTTCGTGGTTCGCGACACGCCCGACTCGCGACACGCCTGGAAGATGCAGTTCGCCTTGATGCCGTTTCTGACCGCCCCGCGAGTCAACACCGCCTCGTTGAACGCCTTGTACTTAATCTTGACCTGATACATAACCGAACCCGGGAGGTTCAGGACCTGCTTCCCCACCCGGTCTAGTTCCTGATATGCGTGGAACAGAGCGCGATCCTTGTGATTCATTGATGTATGCAGGTTGATCATAGCCAGACGCTTCTGTTGATACGAGGACTGCTTTGCGACGCTCATGATTGTCGAGGCGCCCCAGGCGGCGGAAAAGTGATCAGTGTTGACAGGAGCGCCTACGCGTGACGGATCCGCCTTGCACTCGTCACCCCCAGAACGCCATTCAGGTTCGTCGCAAATGAAGGCACAGTCAACGCGACCGCATCCAGTGCAAACCGGTAAATCGTCAAACACGTCATACCTTCTACGGCCCCCGCAGTGTTCACATACATAGTCTGCATGATTACGGGGGGTCACCTCTGGTTGGGAGAGGGGACGACACGCATCAAAGTCTGCCCACACGCGATCGAGCTCACACATTAAGAGTTGGTTTGAAGATGCAGCGCGTCCACCTGGCCTGGAAAAAACCTGTTTTTTCTTTAATGAGCGCTCCAGTCGTCGATCATGTCAAACGCGCGGCCGTTCAGGAGATTACGTCCAAGTCGCCCTTCAACGTTTTCAACATTGTGGCTATCGTCGCAATTCTCGTGATTGGCTATTTCCTGTACAAAAAGTTCACCGACAAGTTCCAGAAGGGCGCCATCAAGTTCCCTTCGATTGTTCCCGCCTCGGTCAGTTCGATGGAGGCTGCGGCTCCTATTGTTGTGGAGACTTCCCCTGATGTGATCCCAGAGCCGGGTGTGAAGGAGGACTGAGACCAAGAGAGTCCCGAAGGGACTCGTCCTTGAGATCCTAGACCCAAACCCCATCAACCACATGCCAATCCAGACACTTGGCAGCGTCCATGTACACGTCCCGCTTCAGCAGCTTTTTTAGGTCCCGCTCTGGGATTTTAGTTTCGCGCGTATAAATATCCTTAAATCGTTCCATAAATTGCGACAGATTTTCCATCTGATCCTTGAAGTCCTCAAACTTCCCCCAAGTTCCGTCCATATTGAGTTGATGAATCAATACGTACGAGTTCTCAGTCATGTGACGAGTCCGTCCTCCCAGTAAAATGAACGTGGCTGCCGAAGCGCACACGCCATCGGCAATCGTCCGAATCTTGACAATATTTCGCAGGGACTTGATACAGTCCATGGCGCTCAGACCCGCATGGAGGTCTCCACCGTCACTGCGAATCCATATGCGAATTTCGGGACGGCCCTCGATTTCTAGGTCCAGATACTTGTGTCGGAGCTCGAGAGCCAACCTTTTCAATTTTATATTCAATTCAAGAACCGTCACCTCACAGACTTCACAGTGAAAGTACACATCAGATCCTTGAATCTTCACGAAAGACTCTTCCTCTGCAACGCATGGTTCACAATTGCATCCGCACATTGCTTCTTGAGTATAGAAATGGTCTTTGCTTTTAACTTGGTGAAAGGACTCAAGTGATTTAGGGTGTCTAGATCAGCCGGAATCAGATCATACTCTACAAAAGCCGCAAAGTCGCCATGTTCCACCTGGGATCTGATCAACATCAGGGCGTCAATGTCGAGGTGGTGACGCGGAACTTTTGTTGATATTGATTGAATCTTTTTTTGACGCATACACATGTTTTGATACTTTGTCCATGTAGACCCAGGGCGGAGCTTATTACCAAGCGTGTGATTGATTTCATTCGAGGGCAATATACACCCCCATAGATTGAAATATGAAAGCAGTTCCCAATCTCCCGCGTATACCCGCGTCTCTATAACATCCGCGACGCTCAGGTAATTTGATATAACTTCCATTACCCCCTTTGAATCTGGATAATTTTCATGTAAAATTGAAGCAATATTACCAGGTTCCTGAATAGGGTGTCCAATATAGTCCGCTGGATTGCAAGTTGAAGACCGACTCACAAGAGATGTGACGAATTCACGAGGTCCCATGAAATCATCGCGAATATCAGATGTGAATGTGAGGCTCTGCTGGACCCACCTCAGGTCACCTCTACATGTGGTGATGACGTGATCACTGGCTTCAGGAAACATGACCCTGATTGCATCTGGATCTGGTACTGGAAAATTATATGTATTAATTTCGAAATTAAATTTGCATGGAATTTGAGAAATTACTACAAAAAGTCCATTGGTAGGAGGTCCGGTTATTTCACGGATACCAACGAGATCATAGATGCACTCGTACTCATCCAGAATGACGGATGTATTGGTTCCATGAATTTTGTTTAAGAAATCAACCGTGTCCTGTTTGCTCTTTAGCACGTCCGACGTGAGTTCTATACAGGGCATCAACTCTTTTCGGACAGTCCAGGTCTTGCCTATACCAGATTTCCCCATGACGCACACAGCCGGTCCGAACGTTGTAAACTCGTGCCCAATTTTTTGGGTGCATTTAGAAAGATAGCGATCCATGGCGATAGATGATTCTGACGATGAGTCTCTCACGCGCCAAGTTCTTAATATGGTTCTTGAAAACAACGCGGTGTTCCCTTACTTGACTGGATATTTGGTTTTTAACGTTGCGATCCTCATTCTGTTAATTTATATCTCCATAAGAATTAGCTTGAAATGAGAGAAGTTGTGCATTTGGTCAGGGCATCAAATGGAATTCACAAGTTTACAGTAGTATTCCCAGACGGGACCAAGGTTCACTTTGGTCGTCAGGGCTATTCAGATTTCACGAAGCACAGAGACCCTGAGCGTATGCAGCGCTACTTGACTCGACACCGCTCAAGGGAGAACTGGACGCGCTCAGGCGCCAAGACTGCTGGGTTTTGGTCCCGATGGATCTTGTGGTCCAGCCCGACTCTCACAGGAGCAATCTCCAAAACTGAAAAAGTTCTGGGGAAAAAAATCGTGATTAAGTAATAATGGGCATCACCGACGCTTTCGTACCAATTATATTTTTCATCGTGTGCATTTTCGGAATTGCCATGTCTTCAATCACCGTGAAGACGTACCTGGATACCAAAAAGGCGAAGGACGCCAGTTTCAACTTTTCGGCGTTCGTTCTTTCCGTGTCAATCATCGGCTTGTTGGCCAGTGGCTTCATGACGTACAAGGCGTTCAAGGGGGGCGCATCCATGAACGCCGTGAACGCCGTGAACGCGGCAGGAAACACCTCAGCATCCGAGGTGGCGGGTTCGCAGACAAACATTGGTGCACAGGAGTTGGGTCTGGCCAACAAGCTGGAGAACATTGCCGCGAACGCCGCTCAGCGCGCCGCCAAGGCTTCGGAGGGCGCCAAACTTGCGAACGCTCTCGGCGCTACGCTTGGACAATTGAAAAATAAAACAAATTAAATTACACTAGATGACCTGCGTAGAAAGGTCTACAGTCTGAGACTGACCTGAAGCCTGTGCCGACATTGCGGAACTAAGAGCCCGGAAAGCGACCGGAGTGTTCCGGGCGTCATAGTTCATAGTGCAACCTGCTGCGATCCCCATGGAACTAGCCTCGGCGAAGGCGTCCTGATTGGCGCCGAGATACGCAAAAGTCCAGCCCTCCTTCGTCTTTTGCTCGATGAGGTCCTTGATATGCGCCTTGGTGTAAGTTTCACTGGCATTCTCCTGACCGTCTGTCAGGATCACAACGCTTGGATTTTGCGACTTGGTCTCTTTGATTGTACGGCCAATCGCATCAAGAAGAGCCGTTGACCCGCGAGGCTGGAACGTCTCGGTGGTCAGAGGCTGCACGTCAGCAATTGGAGTGACGGGGTATGAAACGAGGTACTCGTGGTCAAACTGGATAAGGCTCAAGGTTCCTCCCATCGTTTGCTGCTCACGC